GGGACAACATCAGGGCCAACATCGGGGATAACATCGGGGATAACATCGGGGACATGAAATTTCACACCACTTCGTGGTGTGGCACCATCTACGATTATAATTGGATTGCATTTATCGACTACTTCTTGCAGATGAAACTGATCCACACCGACAAGGAAGCGGATTTTAAAATGTGGAAAGAAATGTGTCTAGCCGGGGCATTCGATATGATCCAGTTCGAGGGCGTTTGTATTGTGTCCGATATGCCTACAAAACTGGAAAGAGATCCAGAGATGCGCCTACACAGTTTGGAAGGCATGGCAGTGAAATTCAATGACGGGTGGGGGCAATATTATATCCATGGCCGAAACATTCCTGAACACTTATTCAATGCAATTAAGGATAAGAGTATAACGTCTGAACAGTTCTTTAAGGAGGGTAATGAGGAGGTAAAATCGGCTTGCATTGCAATGATGCAGGAATTACACGGAGATGAATTTATTGTCCGGTTCTTTGAAAAGGACCTGAAAGAAGTCAATACTCACGTCGAAAAGAAAGACGAAAAGTATTTAGATGGCACCACTGGTGGCATGAATATCGGTGTTTACACTTTATTTAAAGGTTATATTAATGATGAGCGGGTTGCATTTGTGCGCTGCTACTGCCCGAGTACCGATAGAATGTTCTTTCTAGGTGTTGACCCACGCAACACAAACGCTAAGGATGCTATTGCCAGCCTTTACCGGGTTCCCAAGAAGCTAGTAAATCATATAAAGTATATCCAGAGGCAAGGTGAGCGCTTCTCAACGGTGTTCGATGAATTCGGAACCGAGTCGCTAAGAGAAGGTAGATTAACGAAAGAGGATATTCGGGACACAATGACTATTGGAGGGGATCGGTACTTCTCCCTAATGAGGTACGAGTATTAATATTAAAAAGCAAATAACATGAAAATTATTGATTACAAAGGATACAAGGTGTGTGACGATGGTACTATAATAGGAACTAGCGGCAAAGTGCTGACCCCAAAGAATAATGGATATGATTATTTTTCCGTCTGCATATATTTTAATGGGAAGAAATTGTACGAATATATTCATAGAATAGTTGCAAAATGCTTTATCCCAAATCCTGATAATAAACCATGCGTAAATCACATCAATGGAATAAAATCAGATAACAGTGTCGCTAATCTGGAATGGTGTACAAGATCTGAAAATGTGAAGCACGCCTATAAGAATGGATTATGGAATGCCCAAAAGAAAGCATTAAAAAAACGCTGTTTAAATGATCCAAAAATGGATCAAAGTAAGAGGGTTTTAGACACAAGAACAGGAAAGACCTACGAATCGGCATTAGAGGCATCGAAATCAATTGGGATGAACCAATATACACTCCGAAATCACCTAAGGGGTAGAACCCCCAACAAAACATCATTGATTTATTTATAATATTTTCTAAATTAAAAAAAAATAAAATGGAACAAACATTAAAAAAAGTAAATGTAGCTCCCAGTAGCTCAGAAGGTCATTTTGTTAACGGATGCCGTAAGGTAGTAGACCTGGACTCTGTAACAGAGGCGTTCTTTGTCGAAGGGAAAAGCCAGTTGACAACCAAAAATCACACCACCTTAAACATGGAGGATGATTGTTTGATTAACTGCCAGCAGGTATACAACCCCTTCACCAAGATGATGGAGAGGTCCAGAGATTAGGAATTATAACCCAACCAACGCCAAACAGCCCCTTAAATGGGGCATTGGCAGTAGAAGACCTGCCCGGTGAACATTTGGGCAAATTTGTTACCGGGGCAGAAAGCAATAGTGCAATATCACAAATAAAATTTGTCAATTATGTAGTACACAGATCACCAATCATTAATGCTTTCAAGGGGCGGAGATTTTATAAAATTAGAATGTTCAGTTAAGCAACCCGCCCCTTATTTTAAAAAACAACAACATGAAACATCCGCCACCCAAGTTGCCAGGATTCCACCAGTACGATTTATTAGAGCAACTAAAGATCGCACACGGGATTCCGCCGAAAAAGAAAGCGCTACTACCGTTTAAGGAGTGGATAAGAATTTACAAGTTAAGAGACAAATTTTATAACGAATTAAGGACTAATTAAAATGCCAAACAGGATATTAAGAAACTGGACCAATAGCTTTAAGGTTGACCAACTCGATGCAAATGAGGAAAGGTTTTTTACCCGTTTGATCATGACCGTTGACGATTACGGAAGGTTTTATGCTGATGAGCGCTTATTGAAATCAAATTTGTTCCCTCTTAAGGCCGATATAAGAACTGCCGACATATCCCGTTGGATCGCTGCGTGCGAGAAGGCCGGATTGATCGTAACATACACATCCGCCGATAAGAGCTACCTACAAATAAATAATTTCAATCAGGTTCTAAGACAAAAAAGGGAAAAGTTTCCGTCTCCGAATATCCGCCTATCAGATGATACGCAGATGACTAGCAGATGCGAAGCAGATGCTTCCCTGAAAGGAAACGAATCCGAATCCGAAACGAATCCGAATATACCGCCCAAGGCGGAGCCCCACCCCGACTTCGTTAAGTTTCAAGAATGGGTTAAGGAGAACGCTCCATCTGTAGGCCAAATGAAGGAGCCGTTCACCGAAAAACAGTTCTTAAAGGCTAAAAAAGAATTTGGTCAAAAGGCCATGTGTGTGTACCTGCAAAAAATGCATAACTGGCAGGGGCTGAAAAAAAACAAATCGGCAAACCTGACCATGAGAGACTGGATCAGGCGTGATATCGAAAGGCAGCAACAGCAAACAATAGTTCCAATCTACAAACAAGGGATGGTAAGATGATAGACGAACAAAGCATAGAGAATATTAAGACCCTCACCAACGTGGTGGAGGTGGTTGGAGATTATGTGAAGCTGAAGAAAAAAGGCGCTGATTTTGTCGGTCTTTGCCCCTTCCATAACGAGAAATCGCCATCATTCACGGTGTCGCCAAGTAAGCAGATTTACAAGTGCTTTGGATGTGGCGAGAGCGGAGACGCAATTAGTTTCGTGATGAAGCATGAGAATGTTTCGTTCGTGGATGCTATTACCCAAATAGCCGCCAGATACGGAATTGAGGTTGAAAACATCAGGCAGAAGGATTTTGTTAAACCGACTAAGAGGTTACAGAAGGTTGGCGATAAGATGTTGGCTTATTTCGAGGGTAGAGGAATTTCGAATAACACCTTGTTGCGTTTTGGCATAACCGAGAGTAAGGAATGGATGCCGCAGGAGCAGGCAGAAGTGCCGGTAATTTGCTTTAATTACCACCGAGAAGGGGAGTTGATCAACATCAAATTTAGAAGCGCTAAAAAGGGCTTTAAATTCGAAAAAGACGCAGAACTGATTTTTTATAATCTGGATTCGGTTAAGGGCCAAAAAAGCTGCTACGTGGTAGAGGGTGAGATAGATGCGCTCTCACTTTATGAAGCTGGCATTTACAACGTCATTTCCGTTCCCAACGGGGCCAGCGCTAAGCAGATGCCATTTTTAGATAGCGCAACGGAGTATTTCAAGGACATGGAGGAAATTATCATTATGTCCGACAATGATGCGCCGGGAAGGGAGTTGAGAGAGGAACTAGCTAGGAGGTTCGGTTATCCGAGATGTAAACACGTAGTTTATCCTTCTGGCTGTAAGGATGCTAACGATGTTCTGGTGAAGCATGGCAAGGATAAGCTTGCGGAAGTGTGTGTCGAAGCAGTGGATTTTGAGATAGACGGCGTATTGGGTGTGTTCGATATGGTGGATCAGATTGTGGACTTTTACGATAACGGGTACCCTAACGGATATACGGTATTTATGCCGGGATTAAAGGATAACATCAACTGGCAGCTAATGTTAGGCCAGTTTACGACGGTAACGGGGATACCCGGATCGGGGAAATCAGAGTGGACAGATTGGCTGATGGTATTAATGGCCCGTCATCACGGATGGAAATGGGCTATCTATTCACCGGAAAATCAGCCCGAATCTATACACGTAACGAAACTACTCGAAAAAGTAACGGGAAAATCTTTTGCGCACCGTAAAGATTTGGGGCAAAGGATGAACCGCGAGGAGCTGGCAGATGCGCTTTATTTCTTGTCGCAACATTTCTACTTCGTAAAGATTAAAGACGACACTCGAAGCTTAAACGGAGTAATGTCCAAAGTCGAGGAAATGATCTTTAAATACGGGATTAAGGGGTTTTTAATAGATCCGTGGAATAAGCTAGAGCTTGGTTCAGCCGGCAGCGAAACGCAGACAATCAATAGGGGGCTATCTACCTTGTCTATGTTCTGCAAAAGCAAAACGGTACACGGTATTGTGATTGCACATCCAACCAAGATACCGAAGATTGAAGGGACAAAGAAATACCAAGTGCCCACACTATACAACATTTCAGGATCGGCCAACTGGTACAACCAGACAGATAACGGAGTTGTCGTGTATAGAGATAGGGAAACGGGTATCGTGTCCGTTTACTTCCAGAAGATACGGTTTGCGTGGCTGGGCAACGAAGGGCATACCAACTACACCTACAACACCTATACAAGGCAATACGAGGTGTCAGCAGACAGTCCAAAACAGGGACCGGCACTAACGCCGGTTGCGGAGTTATTTATCCAAAACAATTTTGACGAGGAAGCGCCATTTTAAACACAACAACATGAACTACAAAGAATTTGATTACATAATCGGAATTGACACGGGGGTAAATACAGGGTTCGCTATCTGGAGCGTAAAAGAAAAAAGCTGGTTAAGGTCTCCACCTGCAAGATACACAGAGCTATGCAGGAGATACGCTACATGATGGGGATGGACATCTTTGTCCGTTTTGAAGATGCCAGGAAGCGAAAATGGTTTGGCGCAAAGGGGGTGGAAGCACTACAGGGGGCCGGATCGGTCAAAAGAGACGCTACTGTCTGGCAGGATTTCTTACAGGATCTTTGCATACCATACGAAGCTGTAGCGCCTAAAAATAATAAGACAAAGATAACAGCGGATTATTTCCGGAAGGTTACGGGCTGGGAAGGCAGGACAAGCGAACACGCAAGGGATGCCGCAATGCTAGTTTTTGGACTTTAAAGGAGCTGCAATGACAATCGAATTATTCAAAGACGGCAATCTAATTAAGTCCTTCACGCACTGGCCTGCAAAGTGCGCAAAAGTTCGCAGGCACTGGGTGTGGCTGACAAGGAGGCACCCGGGAAATTTCTATATCGTGGTTAAGGATGCGAGCACGAGTATAGCAAGGCGGAAATTAATAAACGAAATTAAAATAGCAAGATGACCGATAAACCAATTTTAGACGCCTGTTGCGGATCACGCATGATGTGGTTCGATAAGGAGAATCCTTTAGTGGTGTTTAATGACATTCGGAAAGAGGAGCATATTTTATGTGATGGTCGGGTACTCAAAATAGAGCCAGATACCCAACACGACTTTAGAAACCTGCCATTTGACGATAATTCTTTCAAACTGGTGGTTTTCGACCCGCCACACCTGAATAAACTGGGGCAAAATACCTGGATGGCTAAAAAATACGGCACTTTAGGGTTTACGTGGCAGGCAGACATAAAAGAAGGATTCAACGAATGCATGAGGGTGTTGGATCCATACGGAGTACTCATTTTTAAATGGAATGAAACACAGATTAAAGCGTGCGACCTATTAAAAATACTCCCTGTTCAGCCGCTTTTCGGGCATACTACAAAAAATAACGGTCATACCATCTGGATGGCATTCATGAAACAAGCAAAATAATTATGAGCATAACCCTACATAACCAAGATTGTAACATCGGACTATCCGATTTACCCGATAACAGAATAGAAAACTTTGAATGTATATCTAAATCCCTGCATACAAAGGTCTATTCCCCTCATAATAACCAATATGGGAAAGGGTGCCGGCCTGTCCGATGTATTGATCTCAAAACGGGGATAATCAAATATTTCAATAGCACAGCGGAGGCGGCTAAAATTTTAAAAATAGGTGCCACAGGTATCTGCATGGAAATAAACGGAAAATTAAAGACCTACAAAAACCACAAATGGGAATATCAAACAGCATAAAACTTAATCACGCATCAGTATGTAGTGGTATTGGCGGAGCGGAACTAGCAGCTCAATGGGCGGGATGGGAGAATATTTTTCACTGCGAAAAGAACCCGTTTGGAAGAAAAATACTCGATTACTACTGGCCTAAAAGCAAATCTTATGAAGACCTCACAACAACTGACTTTAGACTTTGGAGAGGAAAAGTCGACGTATTCACAGCCGGATTTCCCTGTCAGCCGTTTTCCACAGCCGGGAAGCGAAAAGGCACGGAAGATGACAGACACCTCTGGCCACATGTCATTAGAGCAATTCGGGAGATTCAACCGCGCTACATCGTGGGCGAAAACGTTCGCGGGTTTACTAATTGGGGGGGGGTATGGTATTCGACCAGGTGCAATCTGACCTGGAAGCTGAGGGCTACGAAGTCCTCCCGTTTTTACTTCCAGCTTGCAGTGTCAATGCCCCGCACAGAAGGGACAGAATCTGGATTGTTGCTTTCAACCCCAAGTTCAAATCCAATGGCGGATATAACACCAGAGAGGGCAAAGGAATTGGGATGGAAGTGGTCCGGGACCTCATGGCTCAGACCGGACGGAACAAAAGTGCAAACAACGCTGAACCATCAGGTGACGATGGGATTGATACCAACCCCACAAGCGATAGACGGCAACGGAAACGGCAGAGAATTGAGACTGAAAACGGGCAACAGAGACCCGAACACTCCGGGATCATGGCGGGGGGATTTGAAGGATTATGCAATGTTGGGAATGCTGCCGACACCGACAACGAGAGACTGGAAGGATTCATTCAAAGATCAAGCGAAATTAGAGAGTCAATACGAGAAAAGGGATTCCCCTTCAATAGCCTTATTGGTAGGGAAAATTACTGGCAAAACTTCCCTACTCAATCCCCAATTTGTTTCGGAGATGATGGGGTTTCCACCGAAATGGACGGAATTACCTTTTCTAAGTGGCGAAATGAATCCATAAAAGGATATGGAAACGCCAGGGTGCCTCAAGTGGCATATGAGATTTTTAAAGTAATTAACCAGATGGAATTATTAACTAATAAAACAGCATAAAATGTACATCGTAATCGATTTTGACGGCACCTGTGTAACGCATGACTTCCCCAAAATAGGAAAGGATATCGGAGCGGTACCGGTCCTGAAACGACTTGTAGCAGCAGGTCACAAACTGATCTTAAGCACTATGAGATCAGATATTGAGAACCCCAAAAGTAATGACCCCGATATTCATTGTCAGGGAGGAGATTATCTAACACAGGCCTGTATTTGGTTTATCTCTAACGGGATACCTCTTTATGGAGTGCAGACTAATCCCGACCAAAAGACATGGACTACCAGCCCTAAGGCATACGGCCAATTGATTATTGACGATGCAGCTTTAGGATGTCCTTTGAAATTTGACCCTGAAATATCAGACCGTCCATTTGTTGACTGGCAGGCAGTGGAATCAATGTTAGAGAGTATGCAAGTTTTAGAACCTAAAAATATGAACAAATGAAACTAAAAAAAGGCCGAATCAAAAAATTGCGAAAAGGAGAGATTGCGCTGCATAACAAGCCAGCAAACAAAGATCTTCTTGCCCAGATTTTAAAAGAAGCGTGGCCGGAAGGTGCCCCTTGTCTTCACGGCACCAGCGAATACTACTATAGATACAGCCGGACAGATTGGACAGGAGCAAATCTCGTAGGATTGAATGCTGTTCCAATGTCCTACTTTATCGAACAGGAAATCGAGTCCGAATACCAGATTGGCGGCCGCTACGAATTCAGCGCAATTTCCGAATCGTGGCACAAAGGAACGCTAATCGGCACAATCGATCATGAGTTTAAGTATATCGCACTTATCGATGGGAACAATATTCCGATATCATACCGCCAAATCAGACCCATTAAGCCCGTTAAAATCGTCCGATGGGTAAACGTTGACAGCGACGGCAGAGTGATCCGTAGAAGCTGGGCAACGAAGGAGGAAGCCCAAGCAGCAGCGGGGCATAATAATTGGAAGCAGGCAAAACTGGAGGGGGTTATTGAATAGCCTTGCCGATATCGATGTGAAGTTGCTTTAAAGCGGCAATAGCCTTCTTTTCGTCGGTGGCAGTCCACGGCCTTATTCCTTTCAGTTTTCGAGAAAGAGATTCATTAGCCGTTTTAGTGCCGTACATGAGCTTTGCAACGGCCGTCAGGTTGATTCTACTGCCATTTGGGCTATTGTCGATTAGAAATTGTTGTACTGGTGTTGTATCTGACATGTGGCAAAGATAACAAAAAAGGCAACAAATGTTGCTCAATATAATTATTTGGCCTACATTTGTAGTCCATAACCTTAAAATTTAAAACAAATGGAAAAGCAAATACTAGAATTTACCAAAGTACAGGACGCTCCCACAAGGCGGTGCTATAAATTATCTCATGCAATCACAAATGCGCCTAACAAACATTTTGATTGGCAAGAGGAAAAGAGGGTAATGCAGGAAAGGATTAAGCAAGAATACAAGCACCTAATACCTGATGCGATACAATACGTAGTCGTATCAGATGCCCATACCCACGTCGAGAGATTGGCTTTCCCTGCCTTCGAGTACGAATCCGGACTGTATTCTGTGCTTTCTTTTATGAAAATGGACGGAGCAAACACAATGCAAATCTACGGAGGTGACCCAAGAAGCGTCCACCCTGACGAGGTTTATTTGCGCAGGATTGCATCCGCTAACGGGATGGTAGCGAAATTTAATTTTTAACCGGCTCCGGCCACAAAGCAAGAGAAATGAACCCAGAATATCAAGAAATAACCTGCGAGGAATTTAACGAAAAGTACGGCACCGAATTGAAGCCGGAAATGACCTACTATGATGCTGATACCGAAATATGCAACTTAGTAGATGAATGTAGCTTCTATATGGACATGCAGCCAGAAGCCCCAATAGACTATATGAAAGATATGCACGACGAAGGCTATTGTGATATAGAACGTGTTTCTTTCTGGCATATCGCCGACCTGCAAATGTATTTAGCAATAATGCAAGAATAACCGCCTACGGGCAAAACCGCACTGGCAACGGCAACCAGCAAAGATCATGACAATACAGCAAGCAAAAGACAAATACGCAATCGAAAACTTTGGAGAGGATTGGGCAAATGCAACCTTCGGTTTTGCCGCTGCCGAAATTGACGTACACATGGAAGATGTTGCGAAGATATATGCAAAATCCTGCGTTGAAGCTAGTCTAAAAAAGGCAGCAGATAACTATGAAAAGTTCGAACGAAGTAACGGACACTCGACAAGCGTTTATGAAAAGATCGCTATTATCTCATCCGACAATATCGTAATTAATTAATCAGGCGCAAGCCCCTAAAACCAGTAAAGATTATGACAAAAGAATTTAGACAAGAGCTTGAAGCTCTGCTGAAAAAGCACAATGTAAGAATCGAGGCGCAGTGTTATCACTGTGGCCCTGAAACGGCTCAGATCGTTGTCCTACAGGGCAACACCTTTGAGTTGGAGGACTCCATCGGCGAGATTGCCGAAGAGGAAACAGAGAAACAGAGTAACTAACCGGGGGAGCAATCCCCCCAAAACCAAAATAAAATGAACAAAATATTTAAGTACGAAATACCTTGTAAGGAGAAGTTTGAAATAGAACTTCCAAAGGGTGCTAAAATAATCCGATGTGAGGATGTAGATGGTAGGTTTTTCATTTGGGCAATAGTGAACACAGATGAAAACCACCCAAAAGAAACAAGGTTTATCGAGTGTTATAAAACAGGGCAGCAAATTGAAACGCCTTTACGTGATCTTAATATGGTCGGCACTTGCAAACTTTTTATCATGCAGGAATTATGCTTGTATGTTTTTGAAAATATTTACAAAACCATAAATGAGCAACCATGTACGGAGCAAACCCAAAACAATTAGGCGTTTATAAAGTCAATTGCCCTGAAATGATGTTCTATCAGTACTTGCCTATAAAGATGGCGGGATGTACTGAACCTTCAATGGAACAACGGTTAAATCCTTTTAGCAACCTATTAGGAACTATCCTTTGCGACTTTGTCGGCACTTATGGATTAAACAGGTTTGTGGATAGCTATGTTTATGTAACGGCAAAGAAGCTATTTAATACACCTGGTTGCCCATTTAATCGGGAAGGTTGGCATTCGGATGGATTTATGACTGATGATGTCAATTATATCTGGTCGGACTGCTATGGAACGATTTTCAATTCCAGTCCATTTAATTTAACCATGGACGATAGCGGATCTTTGGTTGAAATGGAAAGGCAGGCCGACCCCGAAAACAACTTTCAATATCCAGATGGAACGCTTTTAAGGTTAGATCAGTTCAATATACATAAAGTGGCACCACTTTACGAAACAAAATTGAGAACATTTTTAAAATGTTCATTTTCAAAAGATAGGTACGATTTAGAGGGTAATTCCCATAATTACCTACTGGACTACAATTGGGAAATGAGAAAAAGAAACAGTAAACGGAATATTCCACAAAAATTAAAGGAGGGTGAACAATGACACCAGAAGATGTTGAATGCCCATATTGCGGAAAGTGGAACGAGATAAACCACGACGACGGATATGGGTACGAATCAGGCCGCACCTATGAACAGCAATGTGAACATTGTGGCGAGGACTTTAATTACACAACAGAGATCGACTTCTATTATGAAGCGACCAAAAAGGAGGATCAAAAATGACTTTAACTGAAATAAAAAGGAATTGTACAAGCAAAAACCTCTTGCCGTACTTAATAGAGTAACAAAAGACGGGATTAGCTACTATACTCAATTGTATATCAAAGATGGGGAACACATTAAAACAGTAGGGATACAGATGCTAATCCCTCTGTCCGATATAGGAGATGCGGTATTTCACGAAGAAATGGAATCTCAATTATTAATCAGATATATTATTGAATAATGAATAACATGACACCAGACGAGATGGCAGATGCAATAGCAAAATTTGGAACACATCCTATTAATCTCGACCAACAAAAGCAGCTATCATCCGAACAGATGGGAATGCCATCTTCCGAACTGGACAGAATGAAAGGACACCCCAACGACCCAGTTTTTTCCGTTGTGGAATCGGGTAATCAATGTAGCGTATCAACAGGAATCCCAATCAAATTGGAACTAGCGAGCCGATTCATGGCGGGAATGATGGCAAACCAATATTTAGGAGATCAAGAATTTTATAAGCTTGCTGAATATGCCACTAATGCAGCTGATGCATTAATCGAATGTTTCAATAACCAACAAAAGGAGGAAAAATAAATGAAACAGTCTAAACTTTATAAGCGAAATAAAAAATTCAATAAGCAATTCAAAAAGATGATGGCCAATAATGCCGTTACCGGGAAGCTATACCCCTTTGACAATCAGAAACTATACGCTTTTAGGGGGATGGTAGCAAGGTTGAGGGGTCGTAATTCTTTAAAATTTAGAAAGGAGGGTCACAAATGAAAGGAATACTATTCAAGCCTGCCAGTGCTGCCAGAATCTTCTTAGAGATTACAAATGTGAGGGTTGAGAAATTGGGAGATATAACCGCAGAGGACATTGTGGGCGAGGGTGTGGGGATTTTATTTGAGAAGTGGTGTAAAAAAATGCCTCCATCATGGAGAAACAGAACTGAATGGGAAGGAATGCAGTACACTGAATGGCAACTTCTATGGCAAAAAATAAATAAGACCTATGACCCCGAAACATGGGTATTTGTTTACGAATTTAAAAAAGTAGAAAGACCATGAAAATAGAAGAAATAACAAAAGGCCAAACCGTTTACCATCCATTACATGGAGAAGGACAGGTAATGAATACAAGAGAAGCTACATCCGACTTATGTACTTTCGTTTATGTCACTTTTGGAGACTACGATGAATCGTTTTGGGGTGACGAAATAGACCAGATCCACCCCGAACCCGTTGCAGTCGTTCCAACAAAGGAACTGGAAGCCATGAAAGATTTAATACAGGCGCAAAATTGGCTTCTGGACCTGTTTATGGAAGATGACCATAATAACCCCGATTGGCTAAAGGGAAAGGAGGTATTATCCAAAATCAACCAACTTGAATCACTTTTAAACAAAGAGAAATGATTACGCACAATCACAAATGGGAATATCACTTTATATGGCTAATAGAATTTGCATACATGTCTTGCAAAGACTGCAAAAAAACGTCGGCCTTGTACAAGTGATGAAATGGTAGAGATTTATAAATTATTGGCGAAGTGCTGTTAATCCTAAAAACCAATTACAATCAAAAGAAGAGAAATGAACCCAAAATCATTTACCATTGCAGCACTAATGAATGTGATTAATCCAATTCCATTACATACACCGACACAGCCAAACTATAACTGGCAGTCACCACCTAAACCACTCCCAAAAGGCACAAAGGTATATGAGTTCCCAGATGGATTTAGAACGGTCGCAATAAGCCAGAAATCAGCGGACAGGAAGCATATACATTGGGCATACGAAAATGAAATGCTTTGTTATGAATGCGGAGAAGGTGTGATGTTGCAACAAACGCAACATACGTCGGATCATTCAGCGGAGTACCAATGCCACCTTTGTGGACATTCAGAAACTTATCCTTAAATTTTAAACAAATCCAAATGACCATTAACGAAATCAAAGAACAGGACGAATCTTTGACAATTACAGCTAGGTACGATGCCGACGCACTCCACCGCCAGTCCATGAAATCCGACCTACAAAAAGAATTTGAGCGGTTAAACAAAGTATTAGACAAGCTCCCAGTTGGTGAAGCAGCGGAGTGCTACAGGCAGCTAAGGCAGGTAATATTAACCATTAAAGCAGCAAAGAAATGAATAAGAAAACCCGCCAAACCGTCTACGAGAAATACAACGGTCATTGCGCCTACTGTGGCAGAGTACTAGCCTATAAGGATATGCAAGTTGATCATATCTGGCCTAAGTTTGGCGGAGGTGGTAATGAACTTGAAAATTTAAACCCGTCCTGTAGGGCTTGCAACTTCTACAAAGGAACTTTCACAATCGAACAGTTCAGAGATAGAATACAAGGTCAAATAAAATCGCTTAGAAAGGTATTCATTTTCAATATGGCCGCAAACTATGGGCTGATTCACATCACAGAAAAGAAAGTGAAATTTTATTTTGAAAAAGTAAATCAAATAAAATGACAGTAACCGTAGTTAACCCTCACTCCGTAGCAATTGACAGCCCAAAATTTGCCTTTGTTTACAATGACCCTGACTATTACCTTAAGCCAGAAGCAAGGGAAGGAGCAATCAATTTTGGCGGACTACAATGCCAGTTTCAGGAAGGAACAAAGGAGTACAAAGAGCTTTATATTCAATTAATCGTTATTACCAAAGCAGCAATAGCAGTAAATCAAATGACAGAACTAGAAGAAAAAGCCAAATTTGCTCCCAAATAGTATATTTAAAAGATAAGGCAACCAAATATTCTATGGAGTGCGTAAAGTACATGGGAAAAGAAGGTTGCAATAAAAAATACCTAGAAGCATTAAGGCGGTACAATGCAGCAAAAAAAGAAGTTGACAGGTTGGAAGGTTTATTAAATAATTAGATCATTCCGATCAACCCCTCGATATGATCCAATTAGTGCGAATTCGCCACAATTAGAAAATTAGGGCTTCTTTAGTCGGCATTTAGGGCGGTTTAGTCGGTCTAAAAAGCGTTATAATCTGGCACTTATTTAGTTATGTTCCCTAACTTAGTTGAGCAAAGTTTATTTTAGGGAATAAAAAAGCCCCTTAATTATAAGAGGCTTTTCTCCGGACTTAGTTAATTACCCCTAACAGGAGTTACGGACAAATAACGGTCGGTGTATTGCAAATTTATATCATTTTCCCGACCTCACGAAATTGATCATAGCCGCTTGCTCCATCCAGAAGTGAAGTCCTCGAACTTCTCGTTTTTCTCTGCCAGTTCAATATACCGTTCTCCTTGGAGGGCGTTCATATATTTTGCCACCGCTTCAGGGTTTTTATTTTCTGCATGGCATTGAGCGTATTAGGCCCAAAAATCCCATCTTCAATTAAATCAGGATAATCATGGCCATTATGGTTAAGTACGTTCAATGTCCTTTGCAGGAAGCGGACGGCAATGCCTTTACCCATGTTCACGCCTATATCAAACATTTGGTATGCGACTTCTATAGGGAATTTATCCAGCTGTGCAAAATCCCAATATTTGCGCTTATAATACGGCATGGCCATTGCTCGCAAAACATCGTAGGGCATCTTTCGATGGTTGCCGTTGTGGCGGTCAACGATTGCCCATCCTTCCCAGTCCAGATCGGCCACCCTTGTCAACCCGAAAACAGTCTCCCCGCCGGGATCATTTTTATCGTTCGAGTAAAAACCTTCGATCTCTACTACAATTTTTTGAAATACGTCGTTGAAGTTCATCAAATCCATCTTTTAATTCGTAAAATAATCCCCAACCCCAAAGTAACCGCCAAACCAACAGCCCACTTTAGCCTCGTTTTGGCCTTGTTTTCGGCCTTTATTGCCTTGTCCTTATACTTATCCCTGTCAGCTGCTAAGCTCTTAATTTGCCCGTCCCTGAAGGCTATAGCGGCAAGATCCGGCACGGTGTCCACCCGTGGTAAATACAAGGTGTCCGGCTTGCATGGTAGGTAGTCTCTCTGCATCTGCTCTATTTTACGCCTATATTTGTCCAGCTGGGCCTGCATCGTCCGGATGATCCGTTGACAACTGGTGTCACCGGTGGCAGCCAGCAAAGCGTCCTCATATGCCTGGTAAAGATCGAAATAGTCCTTCCGGAGGTTGCTCAGGCTGTCGGACAGGTCCGGATTATCGGCTTTTTTGTAAATCGTATCTGTTTTACCAGTCCTGGGCACTACCGGAAACAATGCGGCGCAATTACCGGCAATAAGCTCCGGATACG